TCATCATTATCTAAATGCACTTACATTAAAAATAATATGTGGTGATGATTCTGATAACGTTGCTGGTGTTGGTGGTGTTAAAGAAAAAACTCTCTTAGAACATTTTCCTGAATTAAAATTTAGATATATGACTGTAAAAGAAATATGTCAAAAAGCAGAGGAAATAAACAAAAAAAGAGGTTTAAATAAAATGAAACCGCTTAAAGCACTTGAAAATATATACAAGAACATCGAAAGATTAAAAACAAACTTTCAGTTAGTAAATTTAAGAGACCCAATGCTTACAGTAGAAGCAATCCAAGCACTAAGAGGTTTAGATATGTGTTTAACTGAAAAAGATAGAGGTAGTGTAAACTTGCTGCCGTTAATAAATAAAGATCAGTTTTTAATGGCATATGGCAGCACATATGTAAATTATATTGAACCATTTTACACTGTGGTTTCTGCTGAAAAACAATTGATTATAGAGGAAAGAAAGAACAAACGGAAAAATTTATAAAAACACTTCCACTTACGGAAGTTTCAACTTATATTTGTAATAGTTATTAACAATTAAAAAAAATCAAAAATGAACGAAAAAGATCATAGTAACATGTTTAGGTTTTCACTAACCCAACAGGATGTTATGTTATGCGAAAAAGTATTTGATGCCGATCAGTTTAATCCTTTCACGAGATATTCAATTGATATTAGGGAGATATTGCCAAGGGCAATTACCAGACTGCAAAAAGCACTTTCCCGTAGAAATTACACAACTGCCATTGGTGTAGGTGGTAGTCAATTAGAAAACGAATTAGAACCTGTTCTATATGACTATTATGGATATTACCAGAAAATGGTTAATATGTATCCGAAAAAGATGAGAGAAGGGATGTATTATAATCCGCAACCAATAGTTCAGCAAATCGAAGAAAAAACAATCAGAGGCGTTGAATGTAAAATTGGTTTTTATATCAACAATAAACCTATTGTTGAAAGAACATTTTATGTTGATGGTTTTAATCCAATAGCACGCTGGTCAACTGAAATAGTTGACGAAGTATGTGATATTGCAAATTTAATAAAAAGTAAAATTTTACATACTGATGTTAAGAACATGTGGGATGATTACGACTTGATTAACATTAAAGGAATGTCGATTAATCAAATTAGAGAACTTTCTCCTATAAAAAGGGAAGAAATGCTCAGACGGCTTAGACGTAATTAAGTCATAAATAATATAGGCGGTTGTTGGAAATTCCTTGTTTTTGTTTCCATTGTTGGTTAATTAGTGTTTCATGTTTTTCTCTCCAGCAACTGCCTTCCTTTTAATACCTAATATATAAATGACTGAAAATACCGAACATACCCTAAGTGCTTATTTAGGTCCTGAATTTCAACAACGTTTAATGTGGCAGTTACTGGTCGAACCAGAGTTTGCCGAAAAAACAATTCCACATTTAGCTATTGAGTATTTTGATGATCCATATCTTAAAAGACTTTTTATTATAATTCTTGAATATTTCAAAGCAAACGAAAAAGTCCCAAATCTTCAAAATCAAAGTATACGACAAGCAATTAATACATATAAAACTCCAAATAATATCATTGAAGAAGAATCTTTATTTGCTGTACTAAAAAAGATTGAACTGTGGAATGAAAGGGTTATAAATAAACAGATTTTATATGAAGGTGATGTAGTAAGAAGGGAAACTTCTGCATTTATTAAGCAACAAGAATATAGAAAAACAGGTGAATTCATCATTACTTCAACTAAAAATGGTGACATTAGAAAAAAAACTACAATCGCTTCAATAGAAGAAAAATTTCAAAAGATTCAACATATTGGTGATGATGAAGATTATGGTATAAGTGTATTTGATAATATTGAACATGCATTAAGAAAAGAATTTCGTCAGACAATACCAACTGGCGTGGGAGTAATTGATACCCTTACTGGCGGTGGCTTGGGTAAACAAGAAATTGGTGTAATTCTCACACCTAGCGGGGTAGGAAAAAGTTTACCATTATCAGCTAATTTATTAACTCCTGAAGGTTGGATTAAAATGGGTGATGTTAAATTAAATGATTTGGTTATAGGTGGTGATGGAAAATCTACAAAAGTTTTAGGTGTTTATCCACAAGGTAAGAGACCAATATATAAAATAGAATTTAATGATCAAACAACAGCATTTTGTGATGAAGAACATTTATGGGCAGTTAATACCCTAAATCAACGCACCGCAAATACTACACATAATATTAATGGTAAGCCAAAACACATAAAAATACCTGATTTTTCATATAATCCAATTACAACAGCAGAATTACTAAAGAATTATATTATTTACAATAAAACTCGTAAAAAACTAAATTATAGAATACCAATTGTTCAACCAATTCAATTTAATAAAAAGGAACTGGCGGTTGACCCATATTTATTAGGCGCATTAATTGGTGATGGCGGTTTAACACAAAATTCAATAAGGTTTACTTCAACTGATCATGACATTCTTAATCTCATTAACAATATTATTAATGAGCGATATGATGATATAACACTTAAACAAGTATCAAATACCATATCATATTCAATAACAGGCATAAAAGGCAAAAAAAATAATCTATATCAACAACTAAAGGATTTAAAAATTAATGTTACTTCGGACAAAAAATTTATTCCTAAACCATATTTATATTCCTCTATTGAAGATAGAATTGCATTATTACAAGGATTAATGGATACAGATGGTTATGCTTCAAAACGAGGAAGAATGCAATACACTACAACATCAAAAGAATTGGCATTAAATTTTAGAGAATTAGTATTATCATTAGGTGGATTCTGTAGTGTGCGTGAAAAATTACCAAAATATAAATATAAGGGTGAAATCAAATTAGGTAAAAGGTCATATATTTTAACAATATCATTTTCAAATAATGAAATAAAACCATTTCTTTTAAAAAGAAAACAAGATCGTGTTATATATAGAGATAAATATAAATATGATAAATATATATCATCAATAACATATTCACATGACGAAGAAGCACAATGTATTTATGTTGAAAATAAAGACCATTTATATGTCACAGATGATTATATATTAACTCATAATACTACCCTTTTAACTAAAATTGCAAATACGGCATATGATGGATGCAAAAATGTTTGTCATATTATATTCGAAGACACTAAAGAACAAATTCAGCGCAAACATTTTACAATATGGGCAAATTCTGCATTAAGTAAATTGGATGATGAATTTGAAAATATAAGAGTTAATAGAATTATACATGAGAAAGCCACTGAAATGTCTGGCAAAGGTAATCTTATTATAAAAAGGTTTAGTCAAGAAAATACCACTATGATGGACATTCGCAATTGGATGATTGGTTATCAAAAGAAATTTGGTATTAAATTTGATATATTGGTTCTTGACTACCTTGACAATCTTGAATCACATAAAAAGACACCTGACAGAAATGAAGCAGAATTTGTAATTATAAAATCATTTGAAGCACTGGCTGCAGATTTTGATATACCTGCTTGGACTGCAATACAAACCAATCGCAGTGGTTTTAACGCAGAATACGTTGAAGCATATCAAACTGGTGGTAATATAAAAAGGGTGCAAAAAGCACATTTCTTTATGAGTGTTGCCAAAACTCCAGATCAAAAAGAAGCTAATCTTGCAAGCATACGTATTATAAAGGCAAGGTTTGCACAAGATGGACAAACATTTACAGATTGTATTTTTAACAATGATACAATGCAAATTATTATTGAAGATAAGAGATATCCTGTAAAAACAACATTGAGAAAACAAACTGAAGATGATGTTAATAGAATTAATGACACTGCAGAAATACTGAAAAGATCGTCTGATTTGAATTTGCATGCTCAAATTAATAAACATAGTGAAGGAAGTCTTATGGGTAGATTAAGCGACCCAAGTATTAATGATGAAATAAAATTGGATGACCCTGTTGATTTAAAACAATTTGAAAAATTAGTCAAGAGTGAAAATGTACCTATTGTAAATATGCATATTGAAACAATCAAAACTGATTTAAGCACTGAAGAATTAAAAGAGATTGTAGACTTTGCACAAAAAACATTAAATAAAAGTGATGGTGCAAGTGAAGGTGTAAATGATGGTGCAAGTGAGGGTGTAAAAAAAGACGATATATTTGAAATTGACGAAACCTTAAAAATTGAGGGAACAAATGGGGGATTAAGTGAGGGTATAAATTATATTGTTCCTGTACAATCATTGTCACCACCAAATGGATTACAGACATTAATTAAATTAAATCAAAAACCTGATTTATTGGATTGGAGTGGAAAAACTTTTACAACGGCTACAAATGAAATCGAAGTAAAAATTGAAGATATTCCTCAACCAAAAGAAACAATTCCAGTAAAAATTATAACAAAAGAGCAAAGAAAAGAGATTGAAAAAAATGAATTACTTATTGACCCCGATGCTCCACCAATTGAGCATGTGGACATGATTAAGAAATTACGAAATTTTGAAATGCATCAAAATTTTACAGGAAAAAAATAAAATATTTTTAAAAAAAGTTGTAAATAATAAAACTTTATTTACCTTTGTAGAGTATTTAAATAAAAACAACTAAAATAAATTTAAAATATATTGCGGGGTAGAGCAGTGGTAACTCGCTTGGCTCATAATCAAGAGGTCGGTGTGTTCGAATCCACCTCCCGCTAAGTAATTAAAATTAAACTACCTGCACGTGGTAATTACTGCACAATCGAAAGATTGACTAAATGTTTAATATAATTAAAATCTATAAATCTTATTCCCTGTCGTCCCTGTGGTAACACAAACTTCAGGGTATCGGTTTTTAAAACCCCGTGAGAAATTATTCTTACGGGGTTTTTTATTTTTATATGTTTTTAATTAGAAACTTTTGTATTTATATTAAATAAAACCGAAGCGAAAACTTCGGAATTGCTAATTAGGGGTACGGTCATATAGATACGAAATTATGAAAGGATTATCAACATATGAATTTATATTAAAAGCAGAATTCGTGCATGGTGATAGATATGATTATTCTAAAGTTGATTATATTAATAATAGGACAATGGTAGATATTATATGTAAAGAGCATGGATTATTTCAACAAAATGCTTCAAATCATCTTGCTGGTCAAAATTGTCCTATTTGTATGGGCAGAGGAAAAAGTAATAATGCTAGATTTATTGATACTGCAAAGCAAAAGCATGGTGATAAATATGATTATTCGTTAGTTGAATATGTTGACAATAAATCTAAAGTAAAATTTATATGTAAAGAACATGGTGTTTTCAAACAAAGACCTAAAAGACATTTATCTGGTGACGGTTGTCCTAAGTGTAATGGTGGAGTTAAATCAAATCATGATGAATTTATTGAAAAAGCAAATAACACACATGGAGATATTTATGATTATTCGTTAGTTGATTATATTAATTCAATAACAAAGGTTAAAATAATTTGTAAAAAACATGGTATTTTTGAAATGAAACCAAATTCTCATTTATCGGGTCAATCTTGTCCTCAATGTAGCATTGAAAAAATTACTCATACTACATCACAATTTATTGAAAAAGCACAAAAAGTTCACGGCAATATATATGACTATAGTTTGGTTGATTATATATATAATTCAATAAAAATAAAAATAATTTGTCGTGAACATGGAATTTTTGAACAAAAACCATGTGGGCATTTAAATGGTAGAGGTTGTTCTAAATGTAAAACCAAATCAAAAGGCGAATTATTTATTGCCAATTGGCTAACTCAAAATGTTATTAGTTTCGAAGTTCAAAAATCATTTATTGGTTGCAAAAATGTACTGCCACTAAGATATGATTTTTATTTACCTAAATATAATATGCTTATTGAATATGACGGTGAACCCCATTTTAGAGAAGTTGCTTATTTGGGTGGTAAAAGAGGTTTTGAATTAAGACAAACCAATGATAAATTAAAAACAGATTATGCAATAAACAATAACATTAATTTATTGCGAATTCCTTACACTGAGAGAAAAAATCTTTCGGAAATATTAAAAAATAATATAATTACTTAAAAATTAAATAGTTATGACCTTCTTCTCACGTCCGGACCTTAGTTCGATCCAATTTAAACAACTGCCCGATTCAATATTAACTCTTTCTGGTCAAACTCAAATTGCAACCATAAGTGGTTTAACTTTGTCAGATGGTAATGGTAGTAATATAATAATTACTGCAGATCAAGCAGTATCACATGTTGGTGATGTACTTACATATGATGGTGCTGGTAAAATTAAATTACTACCATCTGGTGCTGGTGGTGACCCGATATATCCTATAACATGTAAATCACCTGCAGCAATTACATTAGGTGGTATTAATGCTGGTGATACTCTTTCGGGATGTACTTTATCATATATTATCCAGCAATTATTAGTTCCAACATTAAATCCTACATTAACTGCACCTTCAAATACATTTACTATTTCATCATTATCAAGTTCATATGAAGTTGGTACAATAATAAATGCTGTTGGTACTACTGTATTAAATAAAGGTTCGATAAATCCACAATATACAAGTGCTTCACCATTTAGAAGTTGTGGTGCAATATCACATAATTATCTTAATTTTAGTGGTGGTACTGCTATTTGTCCTGTTGCTGTTAACGTGTTAACTTGTACGTATTCAATACCTACATATTATGTTGTTGCAGGAGTAAGATGTGCATATGGTTCGGTTTCATATTGTGCAGGTGTTCAACCTAAAAACAGTTCAGGGGTTAATTTCAGCTCACCATTAGTTTCTGGTACAACAACTCCAGTATCTGTTATTGTTTGTGGTTTATATCCGTATTTTTATGGTAAAGTAGCAAGTGGTGGTGCACCTGCTGGCAGCAATAGACCAACAGCAACATGTGCATTAGTTATTGCTGGAAGTAAAGTAGTTGCAGACAGTACTGGTACTGTTTCAATTAATTTTAATAGTACTTCTGACGATTACATATTTTTTGCTATACCTTCTGAGTCTACATCAAAAACATGTTGGTATGTAAATGCACTTAATAATGGTGCAATTGGGGGTGCAGTATCTGCTGGTGGTAATTTATTTCCAAATTATAATTCAGTTAATGTTGCATGTGGATTATGGACTAATGTAGTAATAGGTGGTTCACCACACACATATAAAGTATATATAAGTAATTATCAAAGTGCTGCAAATTCATTAATGGAATTAAGAAATAGTTAAAAAATATAAAAAATGGCAATAATATTAAATGACAATACTAAAATTAATGCTGGTAAACCAAGTGAATCAAGATATTTGAGCACAGGAAATACTGCATATGTTTCAACAGGCGCAACAAATATTGCAATTCCAGTTCCTTTAAGATACGCTGGTTTAACAGTAAATATATTAGGAACTGAATATTGGTATAAAGATGGTGTTAATAACATTAATTTAATTGAAAAGAAATATGATACTGTAATTCCGAGTGGAGATTTTGTCACAGGTGCAACAAATATTGGATTTTTTAGTGGTTTTACTGGTGTACAAATTTTACCAATAGATTACGTGCTTGATAATTCATATAATGGTTTATATTATTCATTATATAATAATTATTATAGAGATATAAATGGTATAATTACTATAGGCATATCAACAGATGGGATTCCCAAAAGAGGTTATGTAAAAACAACAAGTCTTGTTAAATCATGGATTTGGAATGAATATATTGGTAGTGGAAATCAACTTGGCTGGATTTTAATTGATGGTAATATTAGTGAACAAATTGGTACATTTCAAAACGGTGTAGTATATTATCCACCATCAATTTCATATATTCAAACATCGTGGATAACTGGTACTGCACCTAATAATGGTTCAAGTGTAATTTTTAGTAGTCTTATTTTGGGTAGTTTAACTACTGGTATTACAATTACTATTGGTGCACCAACCTTTGCAGAAAAGGTAGGTAGAGTTCTTGAGTTTAGGAGTATTATAACAAAAACACCCGATACAATTGGTGTAAGTTATAATGAAGCATTTATTTATTTATCTGGTACAAGTGCTAATGCAACTAATGGTCTTACGAGAATTGGAAACACAATTAAACTTGGAGGTACATTAACAGGCATTACCACAATAACTGATGGACGTAATGTTACTGGTCGAACAGGTATAGAATATGGTGGAGATTATTCGGCTACATATAGTTCACGTTCACTTGTTGATAAAAGATATGTGGATAATAGAAATTCAATTTCTGGAGAAAGGATTACAAAAAGAATAACTCAATTTTCACATGGATTTGCTACAAATGAAGTAATTGGTTGGAGTGGTGGAACATATAATAAATCAATTGCTGATGGTACATATAATGGTGAAGTTATTGGTATTATAAATAAGATAATAAGTCCAGATGTGTTTGATCTTACTCAGGCAGGTTATGTTACTGGATTAACTGGATTAACAACGAATACTACTTATTTTTTGAGTGATATTACTGCAGGATTATTAACATCTGTAGAACCAACAACAGATAGTCATATTAGTAAAGCGGTTATTATCGCTGATTCAAATACAAGTGCATGGGTATTACCATATGCTGGTGTTACAGTATCAAGTGGCAGCTCGGTGGGTGGACCGCTTATTCGAAGTGCTTGTCTTCCAACAACTTCAACATATCAAATGACATCATTTGATTTTTATGTGGGTGCATGTTGTGGTACGCTTATTATCTTACCTTTATCTCCACCTACAGGTATGGTAGCTGTAATTGCCGATATTAGTTGTTGTGCATCGGGTGCTCCAATAACTATTGCAGGTCCGTTAACGAATGGTCAGGTTCAATCACAAATTAATAGTGATTCAGGTTCATTATCTTATATTTTTAACGGTAATAGATGGAGCGTATTTGCATTTATTGATACACCAGTACCTGTTTAATATTAAATAAAATGATAATATGCCACCAAAAATATTTAAAACATTACAAAGTTTAGCTAATGCTGGATTTAATCAATTATCTGGTCAAACATTAACATTATCTGGTTTTACCACAATTGGTAGTTCAGGCAGATTTAAATATTCAACTGATCAACACAATAATTATACTGCACGTTCGGTTGTGGATGCTGCTTATGTTACTGGAAAAACTGCTATTATTAGTAATATTGGTTCAAATCAACAAATAATTTATAGAGATATTTCAGGAATTACTGGAGCAACACATTTAATATATAATAAATTATTACCGAGTTTAACATTTGGAATAAATAATCAAGCATTATCAATTGATTCTGCAATTATTGGTGGTAATAATAATTATGTTTCATCTGGAAACACTGGTTCAATAATATTGGGTGGTAATAATATTATTTTAAGTGCAGCAACATATTGTAATACAGTTGTAGTGCCTAATTTAGCTATTTGGTTTACACCACAAGGTTCTGGAAATATACTTGCTTGGAATAATATAACAAAAAAAGTTTGTCTTGTATCTGGCGGTACTGGTGGTGGAGGTACTTGGGGTACAATTACAGGTGTACTTAGTGGTCAAACTGATTTACAAAATGCTCTTAATGATAAAGTAAATACAATAACGTTTGATGATTTCACTGGTACAACAGCACCTAATACTTATGAAACCATAGATGGATTTAATACATATATTGGCATTACAGCACCATTAACATATTTGGGTATTAATGCTTGTGCAAGCGATAGTGCTAAATTGAATAATAAAAGTGCAAGTTATTATCTTAATACTGGCAGTACTGTAATAAATTCACTTGCATTATGTGGTTGTATACCAAGTTGTTTTTTAGGTGCTACAGCTACAGCTTCTGATAGTTTGAAATTAGGTGGTCATTTACCAGCTTATTATCTTAATACTGGTACTACAATTATCTGTGTTAATGATTCAGCTAAATTAAATAATAAATTACCCGCATATTACCTTAATACAGGTAGTACATCAATAAATTCACTTGCATTATGTGGATGTACACCTGATTGTTTTACAAATAAATCCGTTGGAGTAACTGGTGCAACAAATGGTTTAAGTATAACAAATAATATAATTAAATTAGGTGGTGTATTAACTGGAAATACCTCACTTACTGGTGCATATACACTCAATATTTGTGGTGGTGCTAAACTAAATTCAAATTGTGGTTATCAGATTAGTGGTCAAACAATATTCGATATTAGTAGAAAATCTTTAAGTAATATTAATATTGGTTGTCAGGCTGGTAATTCGACAGGAACAGGAACTAATAATACGGCTATTGGTTATCGTGCACTTTGTAAAAATACCACAGGTTGTGATAATATTGCTAATGGTTATCAAGCACTTTATTCTAACACTTGTGGTTGTGATAATATTGCTAATGGTTATCAAGCACTTTATTCTAACACTTGTGGTTGTGATAATATTGCTAATGGTTATCAAGCACTTTTTAGTAATACTTGTGGTAATACTAATATCGCCAACGGTAATAGTGCACTTGTTTTTAATACTACGGGATGCAACAATATTGCCAACGGTGTACAAGCACTTTTACATAATACTACGGGATGCAACAATATTGCCAACGGTTTTAGTACATTTTATAATAATATTGGTGGTAATAATAATATTGGTTTTGGTTTATGTGCAGGTTTTAATAATGTTACTGGTAATAGCAATACATTTATTGGTCTTTGTGCAGGTTATAGTGAAACCACATCAAATAAACTTTATATTGCAAACAGTGGTACTATTAATCCACTTATTTATGGTGATTTTAGTGCTAAATGTTTAAAAATTAACGGTAATTTAATTATAACTGGTAATACCACAAGTTCATCAATAAAATTAACATCAATAGTAGGTAAAACCACTGAAACAGCTATTGCTTATATTAAGTCTGACGGTACTATTTTATCAGGAACATCAGCAGGTGGAGGTACTTGGGGATCGATTACTGGTGTACTTAGTGGTCAAACTGATTTACAATTAGCATTTGATAATAAATTAAATATTGCAATACCAATTACATACAATGATTTGATTACTTTAATAAATGCTAATAATCTTATCAAGGCACAATTTTATATTATCACTGATTATCAGTCAATTCACAATATATTTGATGGTACAACAGTACTTCCTGATTTACATTATGGTGGTATTGTACCATTAAATGTACAGGCATTATCAACCAATGAATTAGCAAATATTGTCACAAGTACATTATATCCACAAGATTTGATGTATTATAATGTTAGAGATAATCTTTCTGAAGATGGCACAACACCGAGAAAAGGAAAAATAACTTATCGTAAAAATATGATAAGTAATATTGAGACAAATTATGACTACAAACATATTATTTTCAGAAGATGGAAATTTCAATTAAGTGGTTACACTGCTTGGGTAAGTGCAGGTACATATAATGTTGGTGATCAAATAATATATAATCATTATTTATATGTCTGCAATAAAGCTATCAGTGGCAGTACAAGTACACCAGACATACTTACAGAGAATTTTTCATCACTAATAAATGACAATGATTATTTATCTTGGCAAAGTAATGATGTGATAATTGGTAGTTATAGTTTTCCAGTAAATGCTTCAGTACATAAAGATTTCTATACATTCTCAGATTCAAGTGGTGCTGAAAGAAGTGATTGGTTTGTTAATGTTGTATTAGGTAATATAGATTTTACAACAACAGGACTATATTACAATTCAATTATTTTTGTTGAAAATGCTTCAGCACAGACATACAATCTGAAGTTTGATTACAATAACTATTTTATGACTTTTGCTTCAGAGAATCATACGATAACTTATGGAGTAGAAAATAACAGTATTATATCACAAGGTAATAATAATCTTATTATAAATAATTATAATAATAATATATTGCTTGGCAAGAATAATCAATATTTAATTATAAATAATTATAATAGTAATATAACGTGGGGTAATGATAACTCAGGCATTTTGCTTGGCAGTGGTAATGATACAATACTATACGGTAATTCAAATACCAATATAGTTATTCACGATGGTAACAGCAATTCAGTTTTCAATTACAATAACTCAAATATAGTTATAAATAGTCTTAACACTAATCTGACTATTGATAGTGGTAATGATACTTTGACTTTAGGTGATGATAATAATACCAAGACTTATGATAATGATAGTGATGTATGGCTCTATTCTCATAATTTAGACTTACAAAGTGAATTAAATGGAAAACTTGCCAGTGGTGGTACTGCTATTTGTGCAACTACTGCAGGAAATAGTTTAAAACTTGGTAATGTATTACCAGCAGGTTATCTTTTATCAGGTGGTACGGCAAAAAATTCATCATGTTTAAATGGACATACTGAGGCTGCTTTATCAGTTTGTAACTCAGTTTGTGTAAACGGTCATGCAGAATCAGCATTAAGTGTTGCAAATTCAGCTTGTTTAGGTGGGGTCTTACCTGCAGGTTATCTTTTATCAGGTGGTACTGCCAAAAACAGTTTATGTTTAGGTGGTGCTTTAGCTAACACTTATGCTCCATTAGCATCACCATCATTTACTACTTGTACGTGTGCACCTATTGTTTGTGCAACAACATGTTTTAAAGGCAGTGGTGCTGGTTTGACTGGTACTGCAGGTAGTTTAAAATCAAATGATTCATCTTGTTTAAATGGAGTTTTACCAGCAGGATATTTACTTTCTGGTGGTACTACAATTAATTCATTAGCATTATGTAGTTGTGTACCAAGTTGTTTTTTAGGGGCAACAGCAACTGCTTGTTGTGCAGTAACAGCAGGTAATGCTTTATGTTTGAACAGTCATACTGAAGCTAATTTAAGTGTTGCTAATAGTGCATGCTTAGGAAGTCATTTACCCGCATATTATCTTAATACGGGTAGTACAATTACTTGTGCAAGTGATTCAGCTAAACTAAATAACAAATTACCAGTCTACTATCTTAACACAGGTTCTACAAGTATTAATGCTTTAGCTCTTTGTAGCTGTATACCAAGTTGCTTTTTAGGAGCAACGGCTTGTGCAAGTGATTCAGCAAAATTAGGAAATCATCTACCTTCATATTATTTAACAACTGGTAGCACTGCAGCATGTGCTTGTGATTCAGCTAAATTAGGCGGAGTTTTACCTGCAGGATATTTATTAAGTGGTGGTACAGCTTTATGTGCAGTTTGTGCTGGAAATGCAAGTACTGTGGCTAATTGTACTCCTTCATGTTTTCTTGGTGTTAATGCTTGTGCAGTAGATTCAGCAAAATTAAATAATAAGTTACCTGCATATTATCTTAATACTGGTTCAACTGCTTTATGCGCAACAACTGCTGGTAATGCTTTATGTCTTAATAGTCATACAGAAGGTAATTTAAGTGTAGCAAATTCAGCTTGTTTAGGTGGTAAATTGCCAGCTTACTATCTTAATACTGGTAGTACCATTACATGTGCAAGTGATTCAGCAAAGTTAAATAATAAATTACCAACATATTATCTCAATACGGGCAGCACATCAATAAATTCGTTAGCTCTTTGTAGTTGTATACCAAGTTGCTTTTTAGGGGCAACAGCATGTGCTTGTGATTCAGCTAAATTAAACAATAAATTACCAGCATATTATCTCAATACTGGTAGTACTATTGCTTTATCAACTTGTAGTACTACTGCAGGTAATGCTTTATGTTTAGGCACTAAATTACCTGCTTATTATCTTAACACAGGTACTACTATTTTTTGTGGCTGTTCACCAAGTTGTTTTTTAGCTGTTGGTGGTACTGCTGTATGTTCAACAACTGCAGGTAATGCTTTGTGTTTAAATGGACATACTGAGGATAATTTAAGTGTAAATAACTCAGTTTGTGTAAATGGACATTTGGAAGCTAATTTGAGTGTTGCCAATTCAGCTTGTCTGGGAGGTCATTTGCCAGCTTACTATTTATTAAGTGGTGGCACTGCCGTATGTTCAACAACAGCAGGCAATGCATTATGTTTAGGGGGAGTTTTACCTGCAGGATATTTACTTTCTGGTGGTACTGCAAAAAATTCATTATGTTTAAATGGTCATACTGAAGCAGCTTTATCAGTTTGTAATAGTGTTTGTGTAAACGGTCATGCTGAAGCTAATTTAAGCGTTGCTAATAGTGCATGTTTAGGTGGAGCATTAGCAAATACATATCTTTCAACAAGTGGCTGTGCTTGTGATACTAAATGCTTTAATGCAAAATTACCTGCATATTATCTTAATACAGGTTCAACGGCTATTTGTGCTACTTGTGCAATTGGTGCTAAAAATCTTTGTGGTTGTGTACCAACTTCATTTCTTTTATCTGGCGGTACTGCTATATGTGCGACAACTGCTGGCAATGCTTTATGTTTGAATGGTCATACTGAGGCAGCACTATCTGTTTGTAATAGTGTTTGTGTAAACGGTCATGCTGAAGCTAATTTATCGGTAGCTAATTCAGCTTGTTTAGGTGGTCACTTACCTGCATATTATCTTAATACAGGTAGTACTATTGCTTTGTCTACTTGTGCGACAATTGCTGGCAATGCATTATGTTTAGGTGCTAAATTACCTGCATATTATCTTAATACAGGTTCAACAGCTATTTGTGCAACTTGTGCAATTAGTTCTAAGGCATTATGTGGCTGTGTACCTCAGTCATTCTTATTATCGGGAGGTACAGCAATATGTGCAACAACAGCAGGTAATAGTTTAAAACTTGATAATAATTTACCAGCTTATTATTTAAACACAGGTTCAACAGCTAATGCACAACAAACTAAATATACTGTAACTCAGGCTTCACACGGATTTAGTGTTGGTAATGTTATTAAATCCAGTGGTGCAAATACTTATGTAAAAGCAACTGGTAATACTAGTGCTAATTCTGAAGTAGTTGGTATTGTAACTGTTGTTACCAGTGCAAACATTTTCACTTTTGTAACTCAAGGTGTAATTGAAACCGGAGTACCCGTACAAACAGCAGGAACAGTAATGTTTTTATCACCAACATCAGGTGGTACATTAACTGTAACAGAACCAACAACAGCAGGACAAGTAAGTAAACCATTAATGGTTATATTACAAAGTGGTAGTAAAGCATTATTTCAAATATTCAGAGGACTAGTAATAACTGCAGATGGTAGTTATGCACCATTAGATAGTCCAACTTTTCTTAATAGAATAACAACACCTATTGTATATGGTGGTGTTGGTACTACATCAACTTTAACTCTTAATGGTACATCAAATGCTGTAGTTACTGGAAGTACAGTTATATTACAACCAACAGGTGGTAATGTGGGCATTGGTACAACACCCCTTGGAAAATTAAATGTTGCAGGACTGACTTATCAAACACCTACAATTTTATTGTCTGGTCAAGAGTATTATATGGCTGGAAATACATCAACAGGTGGAATAGAACTAAATATAGGAGTTAACAGGACTAATAACAGACAACTTTGGATTAAATCAAGTGATTCTGCAATAAATACTACTAATTCACTGATTAGAATAATTCCTGCTTTAAGACAGATAGAAAGTATTTCAACTGATGCTAGTTGTTATCTTGCATTATCTCTAAATCCCAATGGAGGCTTTGTTGCTATAGGAACAACTGTACCAGCAGGAAAACTTCATCTGCATGGTACTTCAGTTACATTAAAACTTACAGATAATGGTATAACTTCAACCGATGGATTTGATTTCGCTTTTGCTACACATACAGGATATATTATAAACAGAGAAAACGGTCCGATAAATTTTTATGCAAACAATACTTGTAGAATGTCAATATCATCTGCAGGAGTTTTAACTATTAGTGCACTTGGTTCAGGAACAGTATGCTCTAATGCAGGAGTAATAGGAATTTCATCTGATATGAATCTAAAAATATCGGATGGTTTAATTGATTGTGCTTTACCTAAAATAATGCAATTAACTCCAAGGTATTATTATTGGAATGAAAAGTCTGGCTTTGATACATGTGTGAGACAACTAGGTTTCTTCGCACAAGAAGTAAATAAAGTATTGGGTGAAGAAGTAGTGAATACACCAAAAGATGGCAAGACTTGGGGTATTTATGACGGGGGTGTTATAGCAATGTTAACAAAAGCTATACAAGAACAAGAAGAAAAGATAAATAATCAACAAAAATTAATAACTGAATTAAAAGTTGATGTTGAAATATTAAAAAGCGGTGTTGGGCATTTAGAAAATAAATAATAAGAAAATATTAGTATTTATATAAAAGATATAAAAAATAATGGAAGATAGATCAAATATAAAATTAGTTGGTAACACTACAACTGGTCAAAATCTTGGTACAGGTGCTGGAGTTTTTAAATGTAAAACCAATGGAAATAATTTACAATTTAAAAGTATTTCAGTAACTGGTAGTAGTTTATCAATTATTAGTGGTAGTACTACAATTACTATAAGCGGTTCAACTAGTGGTGGTAATGGTACAATTACTGGTGGAACTAATGGCTTAATGGTATTTGGAAAGAATATTGTATTAGGCGGTATATTCACTGGAGCAACATTAATTAATGCCACTGGTGGTAAATTAAAATATAGTACACATCCATTATTTACTAATGATACGGAAATAATTGATAAAAAATACGCTGATACTATTGCATTGGGTCTTAGTCCGAAATTAGCAGTAGAAGTCGCAACAGTTGGTAATATTATTTTAAGTGGTTTAACAACCATTGATGGTATTCTTACAACCACTGGTATGAGAGTTTTGGTTAAAGATCAATTAAGTGATCAAACAAATGGTATTTATAGCGCAAATACTGGTAGTTGGAGTCGTGTTGCAGATTTTAATGTTAGTGGTGAAACGGTTCAAGGTTCATTAATACCAGTTATCAGCGGTAATACAAATAAAAACACTCTTTGGGTATTGGTAACTAATAACCCCATAATTCCTAATATTACACCAATGATATTTAGTTATTTTAGTGGTTCAATATTTATTGCAGGAAATAGTATAAATATTAGTGGTAGTACAATAAGTGTTGATATTTCAACAGGTACATTAATAAATGTATTAACTGGAGCAACTAATGGTTTAACAACTATTGGTAGAAATATCAATCTCGGTGGTACAATAATATCACCAATAGCTATTACTGGTTCATCTAAAATAATCCTTGGAGCTATTGGTAGAAATATTATAAGTGACCCAACAGGATCAACAGTATGTCTTGGTGGAACAAATAACTATATTTTTACCAAACCAACAGGAACAAGTATTAATTCAGGTTCAGGTAATTTAAATTTAATTAGTAATAATATATGTGTATGCGGTGCTAACATGAAATATTATCTACATCCAACATTTACTGGTAGTACTCAAATAGTTGATAAAAAATACGTAGATGATAAAACAAGTGGGTGTACGACATATAGTTTGACAAGTCCTTCTACATGTACTGTTGGTGGTTTAATTGCTGGCAGTTCATTAACTGGTTGCGGTTTAGACAAAATACTTGAAGAAATACTTGCACCATATATAGCACCAACATTTAGTAGTTTTAGTACTACTGGCATTTCTGCAACAATTGAAGTTGGTTGTCAAATAAGCGGTAGTAAATCTTTTAGTTTTGGATTTACTAATGCTGGTAATATTTGTGCGACTAGTTTATCCATTAGAGATGTTACGCTTGGAAGTAATATTGCAAGTGGTTGTTCTATATCATCACCACAATCAGCAGGAATAACACTATATAATGCTACTACTTGTGGTCAGCAACAATCATGGTGTGGTTGTGCAAGAAATACATGTGGTACTTGTTTTGGTTCAGTTGCATATACCACAATAGCATACTTGCCTTATTATTGGGGTATATGCACTTGTGCAGGTGGCGCAGGATGTAATCGTCCGATAGGTAGTGGTATTAATGTTACTGGTGGAACAAAGGTACTTGCAAATAGTTCGGGAAGTATTAGTATTACATTTAATAGTGGTAGTAATGATTATTTGTGGTTTGCAGTTCCAGCAACAGTATCTAAAGTTTGCTGGTGTACACCTTCTGCTCCTACAAATAATGGTGTAATTGGTGGTGGCATTAATCCAGCATGTAATTTATTTCCTGCTCCTAATGTGGTTAGTCTTACAAGTGCATGTTGGGCGGGTAAATCATATAATGTTTATGTATCAAATGCTCAAACATCAGTAGTAATACCAATGGCATTAACTTAAAATAAAACTTAATAAAATATAAAATGGCAATAACATTTAATAATAATTTTAAAATCGGCATTGGTGCTCCAATTGATTCTAAATATTTGAATTCATTAAATCAACCATATACTTCAACTGGTGCTACAAATACAGCAATCGTTCAATCACAGAGATATACTGGTTTAACAGTTAATATATTAGGTAATGAGTTTTGGTATAAAAATGGTACTGCAGACATTGACTTGATTTTAAAAACTGCAAATGCTATTAATGGAGCAAATGGCTTAACTACTATTGGAGATAATATTGTATTAGGTGGTACTTTGACTATTCCAACAACAATAGTTAGTGGTAGTGGAAATACTGCAAGTATTGAATATGGAGGCAATTATTCAGCTTTATTTACTGATCGCTCTCTTGTAGATAAAGGATATGTAAATCTAATAAATGAAAAAGTTAGCAAAATAATCATTCAAAGTGGTCATACTTTTACAATAGGTAATGTAATTGGTTGGAGTGGTGGCACATATAATAAAGCTATTGCTGACGGTACATACGATGGAGAAATCATAGGACTTGTAAGTAAAGTTATTAATGCAAATATATTTGAATTAACACAAGCTGGTTATGTTAGTGGATTAACTGGTTTGACAATAAATACCACATATTTTTTGAGTGATATTACTGCAGGATTATTAACATCTGTAGAACCAACAATAATTGGAAATATTTATAAAACAGTCATTGTGGCAGATTCTTCAACTAGTGGTTGGGTGTTACCATATCCTAAGATAATAATATCAAGCGGAAGTACAAATAATGGTGGAAGTGGTGAAAGAATTACAAAAAGTATTACACAAGCAGGACATGGTTTTATTGTTAATGATGTTGTTGGTTGGAGTGGTGGCACATACAATAAAGCTATTGCAAATGGTTTATATAATGGTGAAGTTCTTGGACTTATAACTAAAGTTACTGGTGATACGTTTGAATTAACACAAAGTGGTTATTTTAGTGGATTAACTACTCTTAGTGCAAGTACTACATATTTTCTTAGTGATATTACTGCAGGTTTATTAACAACAACTAAACCAATTACACTTAGTCATATTGTTAAATCAGTAGTTGTTATGACAACACCAAATGCAGGTTGGATATTACCATATGCTGGATATATACTAACAGCAAGTGGCAGTACTGGTGGTAAGAATAATATTTATTCTAAAACAATAGTTACAGGTGATACAACGTTAACCACTAGTAGTACATTTGTAATTTTAGTTAATCATACAGGAACAACAACAATTATTTTACCTTTACTACCAATTGATGGTCAGACATTCAAAATTAAAGACGCTAGTTATAATGCTTCAACATATAACATTATAATTGATGGAAATACCAAAAATATTGATGATAATGTCGCAACACAAGCATTAATTAATACAGATTCAGGCGCACTTGAAGTGATGTATGACATAATATTGGATAGGTGGTTTACAATGACATTTGTTAATTAATGGTGAAGGATTTCGAGTCTCCCCTGTGCGGATTCAAACGATACAAAATGGAAAAGTGAAATTTTCCATTTTTTTTTCTTGTAAATCGAGTTTTTCATGTTTATCTTCGTATTTATAAAAAAATATAAAAAATTATAAAAAGAGTGATTAAGAAAGTCTATATATACACATTAATAAATCCATTAAATAATGAAGTCTTTTATATTGGTTATACATATAATTTAAAAAAGAGATTATATGAACACCTTTATAGTTATAATTTAAAGGATAATAAATATAAAAAATGGGTTATTGAAAAAATAACAAATGCTGGGTTAAAACCATTAATAAATGCAATTGATGAATGTGAATATGTTTTTAATCAGGAACAAAATATGTTTGAACATGAAAGACTGGAAATTTATTATATAAAAAAATATCGAGATGAAGGAATTAGATTAACTAATTTAACTGAAGGCGGAAAAAATCCGCCCCTTTCAAAAACAAAAAGAGTTGTTTATCAATACGATAAAAATTTAAATTTTATTAATAAATATGAATCAATAACCGAAGCAGCAATTGCCGTAGGTAGACTAGCAACCAGTATTTGTAAAGTATTAGATCAAAAAAAATCATTATCGTGCAAAGGTTACTATTGGTTATCAACCAATGAACCAAATAAAATTATAATAAAAAGAAAAGTAATATCAATAAAAAAACCATACGATGTAAAAAGAATGATACCAATAGTACAATATAGCTTGGATGGCATTTTTTTAAACGAATTTTTGGGTCAAAATGATGCTGAAAGAATTACTGGTATTAAATCAAAACTAATTAATAAATGTTTAAGATTAAATGGTTATGATCAAGCGGGTGATTATTTGTGGTTTTATAAAGATAAGATTCCAATAGAAATAATGAAATATGATGGTAGAAGATTCTCTCGAAAAATATTGGTTTATGATTTAAATAAAAAATATATAGGAGAATATGACTCAATTAGAGCAGGTTCAAAAGATTTAAATATTGATGAAACGTCCATTTGTAAAAATTTAAAGGGGCATACATCAAGAGCAGGAAATTATAGATTTGTATATGATAATTAAAAATAATATAAATAATTTAAATTAAAACAATGATAGTAGATAGTAAAAAAACTGACAACGATAGGTTTATTATCGCTGAAATTTCTGGAGGTCATGGTAAAAATATCGCAGCAACAGCATTTATTCGTGCAATAAAAAAAGCATACCCTGATTATAAGATAGTTGTGATATGTACATGGGATGGCGCATTTTTTTATAATCCCGATGTTTTTAGATTTTTCTTGCAAGGACAGATACCTCAATATTTCAAAGAAGACTATCTTAAAGAAGATACTATTATAATGAAGCATGATCCATATAATGAAACAAACCATATTCTTAGAAAAGAACATTTAACTGAGACTTGGTGTAAAATGTTTAATGTGCCTTATGATGGTTATAAACCCAAAATTTATTTAAACCCCAGAGAATTAGAAATTGCAAGAGATAAAATAAAGCCAGATAATCGTCCTATTATGCTTCTTCAAACAAACGGAGGAAGCAATCAACAGTATTCGAAAAAATCTTGGTATAGAGATATACCAATAGAGATAGCTCAAAAATTAGTAAATTTTTTTAATAAGAGTTACAGAATTTTACATATTAAGTCTCCTGAACAGCCAATATTACAAGGAGTTGAACCCTTGACCTTACCTTTCAGAGAACTTTATGCAGTATTTCCTCTCAGTACAAAGAGACTTTTTATCGATAGTTTTGCCATGCATGTTGCTGCTGCATTAGACTTGCCAAGTACGGTTCTTTGGATCGGCAATTCACCCAAAGTATTTGGTTATCCAGAAAACATAAATATATTGCCAAATGCAAATGTTATAAATAATCTTGACAAATTTACGTACTTGCAGGATGATATATCCGGAATGGTGCAACAATTTCCTTATGACACTGTAAATCTGTTTGATATTAATAAGATTATTGAAGCCGTAAATAAACAACCAGTTGTTGACGTGACAAAAATGAACTTTACATAAATAATGAATTTGAAAGTAAAATAAATAGTAGTTTTTATTTTTTAATAGTAGTCATTTTTTTATTTTTTAGCCCACTGATAATTCGGTGGGTTTTTTATTTAAATATGATTTGTCAAATATTTCTAAATAAGAATATTGAATATGACTTACTATTTAGTTTAATTTTAGTATTTATATTAAACGAAAAAAAATGAATAGATCAAATATAGATTTACTTGGCAATTCTACAAATGGTATTAATATTGGTAATGGTTCATGCATTTTTAAATGTAAAAACATTACAGGTAACACATTACAATTTAAAACAATATCTGTTGCTGGAGGTAGTTTATCAATAATTACTGGAGATACAACAATTACAATATGTGGTGCTGGCGGAACTATAATTAGTGGTGCAACTGATTATATACCAAAATTCAATAGTACTTGTAATAATATTATTAATGGTTCAATTTTAGATAGTGGTGCAACGAACATACACATATTTAAACAGAAAATTATTGGTCGTTGTAATACAATTGGTTTAGTTGCAACAAATGGTGCATTTTTAGGGACATTAAGTAATTGTATTTTTTCTAATGGTATTTCTTTATGTTCAGGAACATATTGTAATTTAAGTATAGTTGCTGGTAGTTGTGTATCATCTGGCTGTGTGGGAAAAATATTATATCTTTGTGGTGGTGCAGGAACAGGTGCTGTTGGTGGAAATGTTGTGATATGTGCAGGTGCTGGTAGTTCTATTGGTAGAGTTCAAACACCTAATTTACCAGTAAAATCTACAGAAACGTGTGCTGTTTATATTGACGCAAGTGGTAATTTAAGTAAAGGTATTGTTGGTACTGGTAGTACTACAATTATTGGTGGTATTGCAGCACATATACCAATATATATTTCAGGAGGTAATAATATTTCGGGGTCAACATTTACACTTACAGGTAATACGTTATGTAATAATAGTGATTTATTTATTAAAGCTGTTGACGGCAAAAACATATATCTTGCAGCTAAAACTGGTACTTATAACTACACAATATTAGGAAGTCCGACACAAGCGGGAGTTTCAACAAGTATTATTTGTGTAGCTGGAACAACTACTGATGTTGGTATTCAAATACTTACAAAAGGAAATGGAATATTTAATATTCTAGCACCAACGGTAAGTATGGGTCCTGCCGGTCCTTCTGTTAATACTTTAACATTTAATTCATTGACATTAACATTACCACAATCTGGTAAAATATGTGCATATGGTGGTAATTCAACATTACCAGATGCAACACCATTATGTATTCTTGGTGGTAATGGTTATAATACTGCATGTTTGGGTAATGGTGGTCATCTTTGTATTGTTGCTGGTTGTGCACAAAATACATTAAATGCAACCCCAAAAATAGGTGGTGATATTGTATTAAAAAGTGGTTTAGGTATTTGTGGTGGTGCAAATGGAAGAATTCAATTATGTGGATTACCAGTAAAAACAACTGAAAGTTGTGTAGTTTATATTGATTCAACAGGTAAATTAAGTACAGGCATTTCAAGTGGCGGTACTGGTGGTCTCAGCGTTGCTGTTACTGGTGCTACTAATGGTATATGTTTATATAACAATAAAAACGTTTGTCTTGGCGGTACTATAACATCGCTTATAACATTAACTGCAACAGGTGCTACTAATGGGTTAAATTTATGTTCAACTAATGGTTGTACTAATAAAACAACTGTTTGCAGTGGCTTATTTACCACATGTACATATAATCCCGTAACATCGTTTTGTGGTTGCATTATAAATTGTGGAGAAATAACGTTAACATCAAAAAATTCATCTACTTGTAATTATGTTGACTTAACGCCTGATTATGAAAAATTGGGTAATATAAATAATTATTTATGTGCAACAGCTAGTAATATTGCAATGTATAATATGGCAGGAACTGCTTGTTTAAATACTTTTACTGCTTGCGGAACTCAAATGCAGGCATTTTCTGCAGACCCAATAGCAAGTAAATTTGCAATGACTACTTGGAGTAGTGTAACACCATCTGTTTGTCTTGCTGCTGTTAATGCTACGTGTAGTGTTGAAATGTGTATAATGCCTAATTCATTAACTGTTCATGGTTGTGCAACTTTTCAGGGCATTCAATATGTTGCTGATTATTCTGCAAATTACATTGCACGTTCATTGGTTGATTGTGGATATGTTAATACAAAATTTGCACCAATATGCAATCCAATATTTACTGGTACTGTTACTGCACCAGTTATTAAATTAACAACAGGTGCTGCAGCAGGATGTGTTTTAACATCGGCTGCTGATGGTACTGCTTCATGGCAAAATCCGACAGGTGGTTTAATAACTCCTGCAAATTGTACAGATGCTGGAATGCCAAACAATAGCATATATTTTTCAACAACCTCAAACAAATTAGTTTATAAAGATGCTGGTGGTGTTGTGAATGTTTTATATTAATAAAAATTTAAAAGTATTGATACTAATTTGAGTATTTATATTTAATAACAATAATTAAAAATAGAAAAATGGGATTTAATACAAAAATTAATTTAAATAGTGATAAAATCATACAGTGTTCAGGTGAAATCTTGAATTTAAGTGGTTGTACAAATATTTTTGGTGCACTTGAACTTGCAAGTGGTACGACATTATCTATATTAGCAAATGCAGGTGTTGGTAAAGTATTAACTTCAGACATTACTGGTGGCACAACATGGCAAAATCCAACAGGTGGTGGTACAATTACTGGTGGTACTAATGGTCTTGGAATAACTAGTAAAAATGTTTGTCTTGGTGGTAGATTAAATTCTGGTAGTACTGCAATAACTTTACCAAATAACACAATATTTTCTATTGGTGCTGGTAATCCTGCGAACTTTTTTGGCGGTAGAATTGACTTAAATAGATGTGATACTGTTTCTTATGAAAATTATTTAACTCTTGGCGCAAAAAATGGTTCAATAAGTACCATAACTATAATTCCAACAGGAATTACGATTTTTGGTAATGATTCTGGATTTAAGGGTATGCAGTATTGCGCAGATTATAGTGTAAATTATCAATGTTTATCACTTGTTAATGCTGGTTGGGTAACTGGTAATACTGGTGGTGGCACAATTACTGGTAGTACAAATGGTTTAAGTGTTAGCGGTAAAAATATTGGTTTAGGTGGTGTTTTAACTGGAAATACTTCAATAACTGGAGCACATACACTTAATATTTGTGGTGGTGCTTCATTAAACACAAGGGATGGTTATCAACAATCTGGTAGTACAATACTTAAAACAAAAGGTGCTTCAACCCCATCTGTATATATTGGTGTTGCAGCAGGTCCTGCAACAAGTAATGCTGTTAAAAACGTTGGTGTTGGTAATAATATCATGTACTATCTTTCTACTGGTACTAACAACATAGGTATTGGTAGTGCCGTATTATCGAATAACCCAAATACTGGTTCTTATAATATTGGTTTAGGTACAACTGTAATGATTTGTCTTACTACTGGTTGTTTTAATATTGCAATGGGTTGTGCTTCAATGGCAGGTAGTCCAGCAACACCAATAACAGGTAATGATAACATAGCAGTTGGTCATAATTCATTATCATGTATTTCTACTGGTTGTAATAATGTTGCATTAGGTTGTTATGCTGGTTCAAATATTACAAGTGGTTGTAACAATATACTTATTGGTACAGGTGCAGGTGGAGCATTAACTACTGTGTCAAATCAACTTTATATTGGAAGTGTAACTAATCCACTTATTTATGGTGATTTTAGTACCAAATGTATAATCATTAATGGTCAATTAGCAATAACTGGTATTACGAGCTGTAATACAGCTAAAACCGCATTAATATGGGATTCTGGCACATCAGTTGTACATGGATATCCAATAATTGAGGAATGGGTAAGTTCAATAAGTGGTTTAACATATGCAGGACAAAAATTTGCTTATTCTACTCAAATAATAATGCAAGTTGATGTTGGTACATGTGTTACAATGCCAAATTATATTCAAATTTCTAATATTAATTTAAAATGTGTTGGCGATACACCAATATTTACAATACCATCAGGTAAAGCCGCATTGTTTAATCGTGCTAAATTGATTATATTAAATGATGCAACTCCAACATGCTTTTCTGTAAGTATTGGAAATAATGAATGTTATATTGGCAATTGTTCAAATAATAATTTAGCGAATTTGCAACAAATAAGTGATGTATTGACAAATGAAACATATGAAATGACTTTAAATACAAAAGGTGTCCCTGAAAGCTGTGGTTCAATTCTTTATTTTAGAGTAGGAAGCGGTTCGACAAGTGCATGTAATTTATGTGCTCATTTATTAGTTGAAGGATTTATTTATTAAGTACATATATGATAATCAATGATGGTAGAATATTAGGTAATAGCGGTAATATATTTAAGGCGCAAATAGTTAATTCGTATGTTCAACTTGATTCCCCTTATTATAATGTATTAAATTTTACACTTAGTGGTGTAACATCAGCAAATCCATTTAATGTATATTATCAAACACCTTCTGGTACAACAAAATATAATTATGGTTACGATGGTATTTATGGAATTGGTTTTAGTCCAACCAACGAAACAAGTTATAAAAAATTTTATTTTTCTGGTGATTTAAATTCTCTTACAAAAGTTGAATTTTATAATTCGTCTTATTTTAATGGCTTTTTATATAAAGGAGATTTAATTAGTTTAATGAATCAATTTCCTAATTTAAGGTCGTTTATAATGAATTCATCTAGTAATAATTATTATAATTATTCAACATTTAATCAGGATATAAGTAATACTGAATTTCCCGCAAATATTGATATGGTTCATATTGCTGATGCTACATTAACTGGTGATATTAATACTATTAGAAATTTTAATAATGTTAGTGATTTGGAATTAGTTAGTACACAATTTACAGGAAGTCTTAATAATGGATTTACACATTTAAATAAATTAATATTAGATTATTTAGAATATTTGGGTGGTGACCTTAATACAATTATAACAAACAATACTAATTTAAAATATCTTGATATATCACAATGTTATTCAATGGGTTGTGATGCAACAACTTTAGATATGTCTAATTTGACATGGATTTCTTTATATAATTGGAATTCAACAAATTTTATTGGTAATCCAAGTGGCTGGACATTTAATACTGGCTTAACATCATTAATATTATATAATCAATATTTTGATGGTGATATAAGTAATTGGGATTTTAATAACACTCAGCTTAATAATTTGACATTATATGGTAGTCAATATAATTATCCAACTAGTTCAAAATTATCTGGTAATCTTTCTGGTTGGAAATTTCCAAATACAATTCAAACAATTTCAATATATTTTACTACTGGTATAACTTCACTACCAATAAATTATACAGGTAATACATCACTTATTTCATTAAATTATTATGCGTTGAATAATGTTGACCAAGATATAAATGATTTTAAGTTTAATTATAAATTACAAGCAATATTGTTTTATTTTTATTATGGAAAGGGAAAATTACATGGAGATATTGATACGTTTGTAATGCCTTTAAGTGCAACTACAATTATATTTAGTAATGCAAATTTAACTGGCGATATTTCATTAATAACATTTGCACCTGAACTTCAAAATTTAATACTAGATAGTAATTTTCTTGGTGGTGATATTATTAATATGACAATTCCCAATACATTATATGATTTAAATGTTGGTTCTAATTCTGGTGTTACATTTACTTTTAGTGGCACTCCATATTTTTCAGGTAAAACTTCGGGAGTTTTTCACACAAAAAATATGAATCAATTGGATATTAGTAATATAAGTGGAATAACTGGTAATTTATCAAATTTAATTATTGATAATGCAATTAGTACTTTCTATATGTATGATAATTATAATTTTTATTGTGATTTATCAAAATTAGATATATCAAAAGTTTCTATTCTTAATGTAAACATTTGTTCTAATTTATATGGTGATTTAAGTGGTTGGCTTACTGGTACAACACTATGTACTGATCTGAATTTAATGAATGATTATCAATTATCTGGGAATACTGGTAATTGGAATCTTAATAATTTTTATGCACTTAATATTTCAAGTA